GGCTCATTACGCATCGCACGCCGTTGTCAACCCGGCTGGGGCACTGCCGACCACGCAAGCGACCGCGCTGCAGGTGATTACCGATGCAAACGTGCTGCTCGATGAGCGCGGCGCGCCTCGCAAGGACCGCAAGCGCGCGCTGATCATGAATCCGAAGCTCAACGGCGCTGCGCTGCAGGGCCTGGCAGGACTGTACAACCCCGGCAGCAAAGTCGGCCAGCAGTATGAGTCCGGCATGATGGTCGATTCGCTTGGGCTGAATGTGGCGATGGATCAAAACGTTGATGTGCATACCAACGGCACGCAAAACGTCGCCGGTACAAACGTCAATGGCGCCGGACAAAGCGGCGCAGCGATTACGGTCGTTGGCCTGGGCGGAACCATCACGCGCGGTACTGTTGTGACTTTCCCCGGCTGCTTCGCCGTCAATCCGCAAACTCGCAAGACTACCGGAAGCCTGGCGCAATTCGTCGTGACTTCCGACCTCGCGGCCGGCGCCACTTCGATTCCGATCAGTCCTGCCATCGTCCTGACCGGGGCTTTCCAAAACGTGAGCGCCGCTCCTACTACCGGCAGCCCGTTCCTGATCCTGGGCGCCGCCAGCACGGCTTACGGCACCAACGTCGCGTTCCACAAAGACGCTTTCACGCTGGCGATGGCCCCGCTTTGGACGCCGCCGAGCAAAAACGTGGTCAGCGTGTCGCAGAAGACGCACAACGGATACACCATCCGCGTGCTTGAATACTACGACGGCAAGAACGACGAGTCGGTGATGCGTCTCGATGTGTTGTTCGGATGGGCAGCGACCTATCCCGAGCTGTCCACCAAAATCTACACCGTCTAAGGGGGACGACATGGCTGTTACTCTCTACAAGGCCTATCAAGGTTATGCCGCTGGCGCTACGATTATCGTCCCGGACGACACGCAAACCGCGCTGATTGCTCAGGGCATCGGCTACGCCGCATCGGGCCAGCCGACGCAGACCTATCAAGCGACTGGATCCACAGTTCTGAGCCCGACCGTCGGCGGAAACAAGTCGCCGCAAGACATCGCCGGATTCGGCGCGCCGTCGTCTCCGCAAGGGCCGCGCATCCTGCCGAATGGTCCGATCCTGGCTTTCGCCTCGCTCGGCACATCGGCAGTTCATGTGGCTGGCACGTGGTATCGAGCAGAGATTCAAGTCCCGCACCTTGCGCAATGGACTGGCATCCAGGTCCTGAACGGCGCCACTGTCGGCACGGACCATCTGATGGTCGCGCTGTATGACACCAACGGCGTACTGATTACCAACAGCGCCGTGGCTGGCGTGTTGTCTGCCGGCGCCAATGCGTTCCAGTCCATCGCGTTCCTGACGCAACCGATTCTGACTCCTGGCCGGTATTTCGTGGCTGTTCAATGCAACGGCACGACGGCAACTACTCGCCGCTGGGCTGCTGCGAACGGCGGAAACCAGATGACGCAATCGGCAACCGGCACTTTCGGCACAGTCCCGGCAAGCTTCACCCCGCCGACGACTTTCACCGCCGACGTTGGCCCTATCGCCGCGCTGTATCAGTAACCCACAGCGGGGGCTTCGGTCCCCGTTTTTCGAGGATCACGCATGACCACTACATGCACGATTACCAAGGAGGGGCGCTGCGATACCTACGGCAGGCCGCTGCTTGTTGGGCAAACCTACACGTCGTCGGATGATGAGATCAAATCGCTGTGGCAAGCTGGATTTTGTTCGGTGACTGATGCGCCAACGATTTTTGAGGCGCCGTCCTATCCCTATCCGCGGCAGATCGCAGCGATTGGGACGCCGTTTGTCATTCTTCCCGGAGATGGCTCAACAACTGGACTGCAATTCACCGGAAGCGCTGGCGCATTTACGCTGTCCGCTGCGATTCTGACGAACGCATGGAATGCGCTAAAAGGCTGTTGGTGCTACATGCCATCAGGATTTGGGAGCACGGCATATCCTGCAGGCTGGTATTGGGCAGTTTTCTCGTCTGACACTGCCGGCGTGCTCTATGCCGATACGTATGTGTCAGGCAGGCCGACGCGAGACTTTTCCCCTACGTCTTTCCCGGTCAATCTGTCCGGATGGCTGACGCAAACCACCTCAGAGGTTACCGGGCCAACCGGATTAACGCTCCGTGGCGGGTCGATGGGACCCAGCGGAACGTTAAAAGCACACTCTCGAATGATGGGAAACACCACGGCAAGCAAAACGTTCAAAATCTATCTGGACTCGACTCAGGTGGCGTTTTTTGGAACACTCACCACCAATCCAAACTCAGAAAGTATTGTATCCGTTCGCAATCAGGCGTCCGAATCTTTGCAACTGTGCA